GGATATCCGCGATACGCTGAACATCGCCATCGATAAAGAGCTGGGCCGAACAACGGATGACCGCCTGTTTCTGGCGCTTCGCCGCGTGAAGTCCGATCTCAACAACGACATTAAAACCCGCCTGTCCCAGACGCAAAAAACGGTTGAACGTACGCCGGATGACGTGTTGCCTGCGCTGGTGCTGGCGGCCAGCTGGTTTGATAACGCGTCGCGTGAATCCGACATTGTCCGGCGTAACGCCGTGGCCCATCCTGGCTTTGTTCCGGTGTCACCACTGAGGGTTCCCGTACGATGAACGATGACGTAACACTCAGGGTTAATGGTCGCGATTGGGGTGGCTGGACGTCGGTGCGTATTGGCGCAGGCATTGAACGACTCGCGCGGGATTTCAGCGTGGAAATTACCCGTGAATGGCCTGGCAGTGATGGCTCTGCATCCTTGCAGCCCCGCGTCAAAAATGGCGACAAAGTGGAGGTTCTGATTGGTGATGATCTTGTCGTTACCGGATGGGTGGAGGCGACGCCTGTCCGATACGATGCGCGTTCTGTCAGTACCGGCATCAGCGGGCGCAGCCTGACCGCTGACCTTATCGACTGCGCCGCAGAGCCTACCCAGTTCAACGGGCAGTCACTGGTTCAGGTGGCGTCAGCGCTGGCAAAGCCTTTTGGTATTTCGGTCATCAATTCCGGCGCACCGGCAGCAACCATCCCCGGCGTTCAGCCTGACCACGGTGAAACCGTGATTGAGGTACTGAACAAAATGCTGGGTCAGCAGCAGGCGCTGGCCTATGACGATCCGAAAGGGCGTCTGGTTATCGGCGGTATAGGCTCAACGCGCGCGCATACCGCGCTGGTGCTGGGGCAAAACATCCTTTCATGCGATACCGAAAAGAGCATTCGCGAACGTTTTTCAACGTATCAGGTTTCCGGCCAGCGCGCCGGGAATGACGACGACTTTGGCGCGGCCACCACAACGGCGTTACGGGCAAAAACCACGGATGCTTCAATAGGCCGCTATCGACCGATGGCGGTTCAGCAAACGGGGCAGGCCACCGGAGCGAGTTGTATTGCCCGCGCCGAGTTCGAAGCCCGGCAGCGCGCTGCGCGTACCGACGAAACCACCTACACGGTCTGGGGCTGGCGTCAGGGCGACGGGACGCTGTGGCAACCTAATCAGCGCGTCATCGTTTACGATCCGGTTTGTGGGTTCAATAATCGCGAACTGCTCATCGCTGAAGTCTCATTCACCAAAGACAATAACGGTACGCTGACAGAACTGCGAGTCGGTCCCCCTGACGCTTATCTCCCGGAGCCGGAGGACGGGAAAGCTAAGGGCAGCAAAAAACGCAAAGTGAAAGAGGAGCCATTCTGATGGGCGCTCTGCAGAGTCTTCAACGGCAGGTTCTCTGTCTGATTGGTCGCGCGGTAGTGAAGAGCATTGATGCGGCCAGTAAGTGCCAGATGGTCGATGTTGAGTTGCTGGCAGGGCAGCCGAAAGCCGGGATTGAACATTTTGAATCATACGGTTTCACGTCCCGCGCTCGGTCTGGTGCAGAAGCCATTATCTTGTTTCCGGACGGGGATCGCTCTCATGCCGTCGCAATAACCGTCGCCGACAGGCGTTACCGGATGAAGGGACTCAAAACCGGCGAGGTGGCTATTTACGACGATCTCGGTCAGTCAGTCACGCTGACGCGTATAGGGATTGTAGTGGATGGAGGAGGAAAAATTATTACGTTCAAAAATGCGCCCAAAGCGCGCTTCGAGATGGATATCGAGTCGACTGGACAGATTAAAGACCTGTGTGATTCTTCGGGCCAGACGATGGCCGCCATGCGTATTGCTTATAACGGCCACAAACACAAAGAGAACGGAAACACCACTGACACGCCTGATACACCGATGGAGGCATGATGGAACTCTGGCTTACGGTAAACGGCCAGCAGGTCAGCGCCAGTTCGCCGCTCGACCCGCTTACCCGCGCCGTGGTGATCTCCCTGTTTACTCACCGCCGCGCCGATCCGGATGACAATGCTGATGTGCCTATGGGCTGGTGGGGCGACACCTGGCCTGTTGTGGCCAACGACCGCTACGGTTCAAAACTGTGGCTGTTACAACGCAGCAAACTGACGAATGCCCTGGTCAATACGGTGCGCACTTATCTGCGCGACGCGCTTCAGTGGATGCTCGACGATGGGGTGGTTTCACGCATCGACATTGATATTCAGCGTACTGGCATCAATGAACTCGGTAACCGCATCGTGCTCTGGCACCGTGACGGCCCTGTGACCTTTTCCTTTAACGACTTATGGAGCGCGATCACTCATGGCGGACAGTGAATTCCAGCGGCCCACGCTGGCCGAAAACATCAGCATGATCCGCACCGACCTGTTTGCACGGCTGGATATTAACGATGAACTTCGCCGGATGGATGAAGATGTCAGGGCTAAGGTCTATGCCGGTGCCCTGCATACGGTTTACGGCTATATCGATTATCTGGCGATGAACCTGCTGCCGGACTTGTGCGATGAGTCCTGGCTTGCGCGCCATGCAGCCATGAAGCGCTGTCCGCGTAAACAGGCTATCGAAGCCGCAGGCTATATACGCTGGGACGGTGTGGCAAATAATCTCACGCTGAAGTCCGGCGCGATTATCCAGCGTGATGATCTTGTTCAGTTTACCGCGCTTGAAGATACCACCAGTGCGGGGGGCGTTCTGCGCGTGCCGATTTCCTGTGATGTTACCGGAGCCATCGGCAACAGCGATGACGGCACACTGCTTTCCCTTGTGACGCCGGTTAACGGTCTGCCCTCTGGCGGTCTGGCCGATACGGTAATCGGTGGGTTTGATATTGAAGATCTGGAAGTCTGGCGCGCGCGCGTTCTTGAGCGCTACTACTGGCCGCCGCAGGGCGGAGCCGATGGTGATTATGTTGTCTGGGCGAAAGAGGTCGCTGGCATCACCCGTGCCTGGACTTACCGGCACTGGATGGGAACGGGCACCGTTGGTGTTATGGTGGCCAGCAGCGATCTGGTTAATCCAATTCTTGATGATGCTACGGTTGCCGCCGCGCAGGCGCATATTGAACCTCTGGCTCCCGTCGCCGGGTCTGACCTTTACTTATTCAAGGCAACCGAGAAGACTGTTAATTTCACCATTGATTTAAACCCTGATAATCCTTCGACGCGTGCTGCTGTTGAGGCTGAGCTGCGTTCGTTCCTGCTGCGCGACGGATATCCAGAGGGTACGCTGGAATTATCGCGAATCAATGAGGCCATTTCGATTGCCGCAGGGGAGCACAGTCATAAGCTCATCGCACCTGTTGCCGATACTCCGATTGCCAAAAATGAACTTGCGGTGCTGGGGGGGATCACGTGGGCGTGACGGAAGATGATTATATTCACCTGCTCGGCGCGCTGCTTCCTCCCGGCCCCGCCTGGTCAGTTGATGATGTCGCCATACAGGGCACAGCGCCGTCTTTACTGAGGGCTCATCAGCGTGGTGACGAGCTCATGCAGGAGATCGACCCCAGAACCACGACAGAACTGATTAATCGCTGGGAAAGGTGCTGCGGCCTGCCTGATGAGTGTATTCCGACCGGAACACAGACGATACGCCAGCGCCAGCAGCGGCTGGATGCCAAAGTGAACCTCATCGGGGGTATTAACGAGTCGTTTTATCTCAGACAACTCGCGGCACTGGGAAAGCCGGGAGCCACAATCACACGTTACATTAATGGACCTTTCAAGTGCACTTCTGCGTGTAACGACGCCACGTACTCGGCAGAGTGGCGCTATTACTGGCAGGTCAATATGCCCGCATCGACCGAGGCCACCTGGATGACCTGCGTTGATGATTGCGATACGGCCATTCGTTACTGGGGTGATACCGTCGCCGAATGCGTCATCAACAAGCTTTGCCCATCCCACACCTACGTTATTTTTAAATATCCGTAACCGGAGACACTATGCATCGTATCGATACCTCGACTGCGCAGAAGGACAAGTTCGGCGCGGGAAAGAATGGCTTTACCCGTGGGAATCCACAAACCGGCACGCCGGCAACTGACCTGGATGATGACTATTTTGACATGCTGCAGGAAGAACTTGCTGGTATTATTGAGGACGCAGGTCTGGTTCTTGATAAGTCAAAGCATGATCAGCTTCGTCAGGCTCTGCCATTGTTTCTTGAATTGGGGACAGTTGCAAAAAAAAATGTTGGGACAGGTAATGGTCAAATTCCTGACATGTCTGCGTTTGCGTTTATTACTGGGTCAACAACAGCTCCTGGTTATACCTTCCTTCCAAATGGACTTCTTCTTCAATGGGGATCAATTCCTCCTAGTGCCAATGAGGTGACGGTTTCTCTGCCAATATTGTTCCCTAATAGTTTTCTAAATGTGTATGCAGCTTCAGGCTACACAGTGGGAAGTACAGCAGCGGCAGTTGCATCATTTGGCACTGCAATTAACCCGGCGGTGAGAGGGGCATTCACTGCTCGTTGCACCTCTCCGACAATCGGTGGTCGTTATTTTGCAATAGGTTATTAATATGACACTTTATTATAGCGCCAAGGATAAAGGTTTTTTGGATGGAAGCAAAAAGGAAATTTATGTAAATGCTGGAACTTGGCCTGATGATGCAATAAGTGTAAGTGTTGAGGTGTTTATTGAATTCACAAATGAACCACCTGCGGGTCATTTGTTAGGGGCTAATGTTGATGGCAGTCCTGTATGGGTTATTGCCCCTAAAAAATCACAGGCCGAATTGATTTTTGTAGCTGAACAAGAAAGGGAAATACTAATCGAAAATGCAAGGAGTACAATTGATATATGGCAGATTGAATTGCAGCTTGGCATTATAAGTGATGAGAATAAAGATAAGCTCGTGAAAAGTATTAATTACATAAAGAAATTACAGTTGCTGGATTTATCTCTCTCTCCGGTCATAGAATGGCCAGAGTTGGAAATTTAGCTTAAATGGCCTCTATCATGAGGCCTTTAAGTCCCTTGATTTTTAATGTTTATTATCTTATAAAGAATAGCCCTATGTTCCTTTGGTCTTTCAAGTAACTTTGCAAAAGACCATGCAAAAAGTAAACAAATAAGAATGGTCACTACAGTTAGTATATAAAAATGGCTGAGTAAGAGCGTGTACTTGTTAACCAACATAAACCAAATGAATACAATCACAGGGAAGTGGGTAATGTATAGTGAGTAAGAGTAGTTTGATATCCTGTGAAAAAATGAAATAAACTTACCAAATGTATCAAGGTGTGTAATCACGATAGCAAATGCCACCCCCAATAATGCCATATAAACTGACCAACCACCTGTCTTTGAAATGCTCACTCTCAATTGATAAATAATATTATCCATGCCAGTCTGCATTAAGATCGATAGTGCTAAAGCTAGGAGTGTTACCGGTAATGCGATTTTTGATTTGGATATGTAGCTTCTATATATATATGCCAAAGCGCCTATGGAAAAGCAAATGAATGAAATCCATTGAATATTTAAGGTGGGTTTTAAGTTGATTTGCGATGCGTATATTACAAGCAGAGTGCAGCAAACTATTCTCAGCGCCATGCTCCGACTAAATAAGACCACTGATAAAAAACCTGCGATGACATAAAATTGAAGTTCAAACACCAGACTCCATAGTGCGCCGTTAACATTATGCGCCCCACCAGTTAACTCGCCGGACATCGTAAGAGTGAAAATTGCTTTGAATTGTACCATCAAATCTGGTTGATACAGTTTTCTTATGAAATGCTCAAAGTTACCAGTTGCTTCAGAAGCATAATAATGAGATAGAGTTAGTGAGAGTACATATGACAATATAATAGCGCCAATTAAAGGCGGTAATATTCGTGTTGTTCTTGAAATAAAATACTCAGTCAATTTGAACTGGTCATTTTTTCTAATGTTTTCAGAGATACTTAATGTAATAACGTAACCACTTAAAACAAAGAAAAAAATTACTGAATAATGCGCTAGCAAACCTAGGTATGTATTAATAGACGAAGATGTGCCTTGGATGGAATAGATAAAGGCGGTAGCAGAATGTTGCATGACAACGACTAACGATAGTAGCCCACGAAGGGAGTCTAGGTGGTAAGAATGTTTCATCATTGCCTCAAAATACAATTCTGTTGTGTAGTTTAAACGAACGTTTCATTGATGTCAGCAATCTATCGAAAGGTAGTACTGGAACATGTAAGCGCCATGAATTGAAGCGTATCACTGTAAACACACTTGATCTGCGTTCTTTTTGAAATTGCTGTATGTGTATACAGTGATAGTGGCGAGATCTATATGGGACGCAGATACGAAATACCAGGCGCTTTCAGGGCGGCAATAAAACGAGAACCCAGTGGGCGCCGGACAGTAACAACGCAGGACTTCGTCACTCAACTATCAATTATCAACTGGCAATGGTCTCTGAGAGAGGCTAACCAGTGGATAGAGAACTACGTTACGGCCTTCAAGGACATCTCACCGAATGAGGGTGAGAACCGTTTATTCATGTTGTACAACCCGAACGGAGGAATCTGACATGGGATTCCCTTCACCGGCGAAAGATTACGCTGAGTCACGGCTTAATCCTCAAGGCATGTTTATGACGGGCGATAGCCGTATCGTTGAGACATCAAGTGGATATGCTGTAATTGATCCAGTAGATAAGCTCTCTCAGGGTCAGGTATTGCTGATTCTTGGTGATGGGCACACCCAGTTTGCAAAATTGCAGGGTCGGGCATTAATTACGGAAGATGGGGAAGCAATTGAAGGTGAGGCACTGGAGGATGTCGTTATTCATGGCGTGGTGACTTACACGATTAATGGGTGCTCTGAGGAGCGCGGTCCTATTTAATGGTGTGTACCAATTTGAGTACATTTAAATAAAAGTGATGACATTAAAACTCAATAATATCATCACTTTGTTTTATTTTTACCCTTAGACCATTTAACTAAGGGGACGAAGCGGCACGAGTATAGCGTTATTTACGCTATGCGTTAAGCTCAATGCCGCTTGACTGCTCAAAGAGTCGCCATTTAATCCGTTTTTTTTGGACTTTCGTCATTGTTTTGCCGAGCTTTTTCTTTTTCCTTTAACTCCGCCTTACGTTTATTCGACATGTCATTGCGAATTTGGGCATGGCTTAAGAGGGCGAAAATGAAGGTCCCGCCGCAGA